ATAGATAGTGGTTATGCCGCGCCCCAGGTGTGCGAATTTGCAGGCCAGTGGGAGCATGGAGTGTATCCCATTGTTGGTCGAGATAGGCCGGCCAAGGCACAATCGATTAAAGAGTTTGCAGAATTCACTACGGTTGCTGGTACTACGGGGTATCGAATTCTTGTTGACCATTACAAAGACCGGCTTGCCCCGGCGCTACGGAGGGATTGGCATCCGGGCGAAGGGTTGCAGCCATCTTATACATTCAACGCACCTGTTGATACCGAGGATCACGAGCTCAAGGAGTTGACCCGGGAATATCGAAGAGAGAAAAAGCATCCAAACGGTGAGGTAACATATTACTGGCATCGGCCTGGAAATGCTCCTCAAGAGCTTTGGGATCTCATGGTATATGGGCATGCTTCGGTGGAGATATTGGCTTGGATTCTGTGTGTGCAAGATCACCAGATGGAAATGACTGATTGGTTGCAGTTCTGGGAGCATTGCAAAACTGGTGCTTTTTATACTGAATCGGGAAATTCCGAGTAGATTACTTCAAATCAAAATCCAATAAAGTTGAGCTGTAGATTACAAGAAGTAAACTCTCTAGATTTCGTGTATTCTCTTAGAGACAAAATCTATAAAAATTAGCAAATAATTATAATATATCTATTGTACATTGCATATCAAACATGATAATCTACAAATAGAATACTATAGTTTATTAAAAATGGACTGCGAGAGAATGAACGAAGCTGAAATCCGAGCACATATTGAATGGCTTTTAAGTGTCATTGGCAATCTGAGACAAGCTATTTCAGTGCTCAGCATTGGAACCAAAAAATCATATTCCTTGAATACGGGGCAAACCACCGAGAGTGTCACACAGAAAGATCTCAATAATCTTCGAATACAGCTAGAAGAATATCTATCGGATCTGAAGACATATCGAGAGATGATTGGAGAATATCAGGACCAAGACGGTGGGGAAATCATAATGGCCTTATGAACAGTTGGTTTCACAAAACGAAAGAAGAGGAAATCCCCTGGACTTGGCCAGAGGATGAGAAAGAATCGATTTCTGGTTCTAATGCTCCAGTAGCGCAATCCTATATCGCTACAACATTCGGCAATGCTTATTATGACGGAGAGAATTTCTGGGGAGGGATTACCGGGAAGATCGATGAGATTGCATCTTTGGATTATTGGACTCTGCGAGCCAGATCGGGGGCATTGTTCCGAACCAATTCTTATGCCCAGGGTATCGTTCGCAGGTTGGTAACCAACGTCATTCATAAAGGTCTCTGTCCCGAATTCGAACCTGAAGAATCTGTTTTAGGGATGCAGGAAGATGAGCTTGTGGATTGGGCAGATGAGCGCGAAAATCAGTATCGTCTATATTGTCAGGCAAAAAATATCATTGATTGTAAGGGATACCGGATTGACGGGGAGCTTCAACAGCAGATTTATGAAGAGTCATTTATCGATGGAGATGCCCTAGTTGTTTGCCGGCAGCACAGTCCCTCGGGGCTTCCTCAGATTCAAATCGTATCTGGCAACCGAGTACAGACGCCTTCTGAAAAGAGCATGGATGAGAGCGTTGTTGACGGTGTGCATCTAGATAAAAACGGTCGACACCTTGGATTCTGGGTCTATCAGGGTACCGAGTACGTATATAATGATACATATACATATATCCCAGCATATGGACCTCAAAGCGGACGACATACGGCTTGGTTAGTTTATGGACCTTTGAAGCGAGAAGATGATGTCCGGGGTATGCCTGGACTCGGCGTTGCAATTCAGCCACTCAATGAGATCCTGAAGTATCGCGATTCAGCGCAGAGGAAAGCGGAGATCGGTGCTCGTATTACTGCCTTTATTAAGCGCACTCAGGCGACGCAGGGGCAGTCTTCGCTTAGGAAATCAGCAACGAGAAAGGATACTTTGATAGCGGACCCGTCTGGGGAGACGGCTCCTCTCCAAGTAGATCGGTACATCCCTGGGACAGTATTAACGCGGCTCAATGCTGGCGATGAACCGGTCGTTTTTCAAAGTAGTACGGAAATAAATTTTCCTGCCTTCGAGGCTGCCATAATTGCCGGTCTAGCGTGGAGTTTCGAGATACCACCTGAGTGTTTGGTTTTGTCATACAACTCAAATTTCAGTGCCTCTCAGGCTGCTATTCGTGAATTGAACATGTTTCTCGAGAAAGAGCGAGACCGATTTGCCAGCCAACATTGTCAGAATCTCTTGGAAGAGTGGTTTGTCGCTTCTGTGTTACTCGGTAAAATCCAGGCCACGGGATTTCTGGAAGCCTGGTCCGATCCTAAAAAATACGATGTTAAAAGAGCCTGGTTGAATGCGGATTGGATCGGAAGCATCAAGCCGAGTTTGAAGCTCAATGATGAAGTATTGGCGAATGAGAACATGGTTAAAAATGCCTGGCAGACCAACGCCAGATCCGCCAGAGGGTTAACTGGTACCTCTTTTGACCGCAATGTTCGAAGGTTGGCCAAAGAGAATCGTATGAAGGCTGAAGCGATGCGTCCTCTTTTAGAGCTGCAAAAGGAATATGGAGCGAAAAATGTGACCGAGGCGATGGGGATGCTTCGAGTTGTTGACGATCCCATGAGAGAGATCAAACAAGATTTGGGGGCCATATGACTACATGGCTAATGCCAGATGAATGGGTAGAGAAGATTGACGCATTGGAGACGGCCTCAGTATCTGTATCTTCTGCGATTGCCAAAACAGAGTTGAGTGCTGCAACACCAATCTCTATCAAACGAGGTGTTGCGACGATTGAGATCAGAGGGACCCTTGTCAAAAAGCGTTCCCAGATGCTGGACTTCTTTGGCATTGATCAGACGGCATATGAGGAGATCGCTGAACAGACAAAGGCTGCTGTCTCCAAGGGTGCGAAGAAGATTGTGTACCAGATCGACTCTCCTGGAGGGGATGCTAACGGGATTCTTATTGGTATGGATGCCATCAAAAATTCGGGCGTTCCCACAGAGGTGATAGCGGATGGGTATCTCACGAGTGGTGCCTATATGCTTGCCAGCCAAGCGGATCAAATCCTTACAGCCAATGAGCTTGTGACCGTTGGTAGTATTGGTGTGGCGACCAGTCGATATATGTCGAAATCCATCAAGGACATTACCAATACCGATAGCAAGAACAAACGTCCTGATGTGAGCAAGGAAGAAGGCGTCTCTGTTGTAGAGGGGGAACTGGATGACATCTACCAGGTCTTGGCCGAGCGTATTGCAGAGGGCAGAAAAACTTCAATCGAGGCAGTGAAACGGGATTATGGCCAAGGGGCGATGATGACGGCCAGGACAGCTCTCAGCAGAAAGATGATTGACGGAATTTTTAATACTAATAACCAGCCCGCCCAAACCAAGGCGGCAACTATAATAGGAGTAAAAGCCATGAATATGGACGAACTCAAAACAGAACATCCTGCTCTGTATCGGGAAGTATTCGCACTTGGACAAGAGGCAGGCAGGAAAGAGGAGAAGGAGCGTGTATGTGCTCATCTCATTCTCGCAGAAGGGAGCGGCGACATCGAAGCGGCCCACAAGGCAATCCAAGAAGATGAGGGCATTACAGAGTTGGTCAAGGCCCAGCATATGAGCGCCGCCATGAAACGCAACATGATTGCGGCCAGGGAAGCGGATAATCCTCCGCCCATCAATACTAATGGTGGGCAACCACCGGTAACCGAAGAGGAGAAGTTTCTCGCTGAGTTGAAGAGCATCGATAAGGATGCGGTTTGGGAGGTGCATTAATGGCAACTCTGACTATTACAAATGAAAACCCGAGTAATGGGATCATTAAACAAGGGCGATTTGAATCCATCCTGTTTACGTCTGCTGGCGCTGACACATATTTGGACAACACGTTAGTTGCCCGCGATACATCGACATTGAAGGCTGTTCCGTACGTAAAGGGTGGAGTCACTAATGGGAATGGCGTTGTATACGGCGTTCTCACCAAGGGATTCACAGCGGAAGGGGCAGGCGACACAATGGTTCGGGTTCTTCTGACTTGTGAAATCGCGAAGACCAAAACAGTCATCCATGCGGATGGGGATTCGAGCAACATCGACGGAGCTGTGAAGATGTCCGCGAAGAGCACGGGAATCGTCATTGTCGATGACACAGACCTGGCCGTTACGGACAACCAATAGGAGGTAGTTAAATGATTACCAGTACTGCAAAGATTGTTGCGAAATGGCGCCAGAATGTTCCGGTGCCTATGCACTTGTCGAGCTTTTTCAAGGCCGATGATGATAGTTATTTTAACACTGCGGAAGTAGAATATCATGTGGATCGCGATTCGGAAGATGTGGCTGTTCCGTTACCCAACGACAGCACCGGATACCACATGAATGACGAGGGCGGATTCACAAAGAAGAAGACCACCCCACCTCCATACAAGGAAGAGGTCGTGATTCCCGCCAGTACCGTTGGGCAAACGCAGCAGTTCGGACAGACTCAGTACACAGATCCTGGGTTCATCCAAGAAGTGACGCAACGGGCCTTGTCCATGGCGAATAGATTGTCCAAGAAGATTCTTCGTGCCCGGGAAATCCAGGCCGCGCAGATCATGACCACATGTAAGTTGGCGATCACTGATGCTTCGGGGAATACGGTGTACAGCTTGGATTACAAGCCGAAAGGTACACACTTTTTCACCACGACCGTTCCATGGAGTACCACAGCATCGGCGGACCCTGTTGCGGATATTCTGGCTGGGTGTCGGTTAGTTCGAAAAGACTCTTTAGAGGATCCCATGGCAGTGGAGATGGATTCTGATTCTTTCGAGGCAGCGATGAAAGTGGCCTCTTTCAAGGAGCGTTTTGAAACTCGCCGTGCAGATCTGGGTGCTATCAGACCGCTCACTGGAATCGGGACAAGAGGAGCAGAGTATCGCGGGGCAATAGACATTGGCGCGTATAAATTGGATCTCTATACATATGAGTCCTTCTACAAACATCCCCAAACCGGTGAGAGTACTCTGTACTTGCCACGAAAGAAAGTCGTCATTCATACAGGTACCGGAATGAAAGCGCTGTATGGTGGAATGTTCAATTTCAACCAGACCAAAGCGCCGATTCCGTTCCTGCGAGCTCGTATGCCGATGCCAGAGCGTGGTTTCGACATGTTCTTCAATAACTGGCTCGACCCGAATGGAGAGGGATTGCATATCGGTGTAGGAGCCCGCCCGCTGCTTGTTCCCGTTAATATTGACGGGATCGCATGTATTGACACCGACTTGGCATAGGTGACGGTATGAGCAAGAAAAATAAGTATAGCTTGAAAGATCTAAGTGCCTCCAAGATCGACAATAGGCAGTCAGTTACATACGTGGTGGCGCCCGGCATTACTTTAAATACGTTGAACAGTGGTGTGTTGGTCAGTGGTCAGCCTATCACGGTTGGGTCGATGACCCCGGGCAACGCCGGTGCGACGGATGAACAGAAGGCGATTGCAAGGAAGAACTTCGAAGCATTAATTGAGAAAGGCTACATCGTTGTTAAAGAGCAAGATACCGTTACTAAAGAGCAAGACGCTGTTCAAGAGGAGTCTGTAGATACTGATGTCTCTGAGGGATGAAGCGCATAATGATCTTA